TCTCTCTAAGTCATTAAACTTATTTCCTTCTTTCTTCCTATAATAGATAATTTCATCATTAATAAGAACAACACCATTCTCTTCTGGGAAACCAGATCCATCTTCCAATAAGAAGAAGGTTCCAGTCTCATCAGTAGTAATAATCTCATCTCTACTATCTACAATATCAACAAATGCGTCAGTTTCAATATTATCATTAGCACTCTTAGTCTGAACTATATCTAACCTGGCAGCAAGGATACCAGACATAACAAGACCATTCTGATAAGTATCAAAGTCTCTAAATGTTTGAAGATTCTGTAAAAGACTCTGCCCAAAGCCTAAACGCTCTTGTGCCTCTGCTGACTTCTCCATGAAATGGATAAAGGCAGCATAGTTTGTAGCGATGTAATCAGGAACAGTACTTTCTACCTGAGAAGAGGGATAAACAAGCTTGCTAGCTTGTTCGGTGTATCCTTTAGTATGACTCATGATCCCGCAACTTCCTTATCAACAATAGCTTCAATAATTGAGTCCGCTACATCGAAATCCATAAAGACTGAGTTGGCAACTTTAATGTCGTTGTCTCGTGGGATTGCTATAATCTTTATAATCCCACCAGGTTCTACCGTATCAACAAAGGTAATTGATTGTCCTGAAATATAACCCAACATAATCTCTCCCTTATCATAATCAACATAACCAAACAAGTCATTTTCAATAATGTCATTGCCTGTTGTTGCATCAATGTAATAAGCGTAGATTCCACCCTTAGTATCATCCTTAAAGTAAAATAGCTTATCACTAACAACGCCATCAACCCTAAGATAGAACCCAGTTGACTGAACAACTGATTCTGTACTGGTTATCTTCAAAGGATTATCAAAACAAATCTCATAAGCAGCTGAAGAGTTCAAACGAGCAAGAAGATTCTTTCTCATCTCCAAGTTTGTTACGTTTCTAGTGATAGAAAGATCGGCACCGTCAATAGCACCAACAATCTTGGAGTATCTAACCGCTCCTCCAAACTTAGAAATGGATCCAGCAGTTACATAACTGTCTAGAACACTCTTAACCTCTGATTGAATACCAGAGGAGTCCTTACTAGTCTTCTTATCGTTATAATAAACTGCGGATCGCGCCCTTACCCAAAGAATAACAGGATCCTTGAAAACAATGTCCAAAGAAGCAACTCGATAAGAGTCTAGAGACTTCTTCAAGTCGTTCTTAGTGATAGAAGATAACGCTTCTGTGTTTGTCGGCTTAACAACAATATAAACTCTACCATATTCCGGCTCAGCAAGAGTGTCACCGCCGTAGACATAAATGTCCTGCACCGCTGGATAGAGGTTCCTAATAATAGCGTCGTAATCGGACGCTACGACCGCCCTGTTCTGCGATCCATAGAACTTAGGTGCCCTAAACTTGATAGAGGGGATACTCTCCTCCTGGGCGCCTCCCTCGGACCTTCCACCAGAAATAACAGTAGGAACTACTGATACAATATTGCCATAAGAGTCGTATGCTTTACCAATGAAGATGTAGTTCTCTGCTCCCTGGACTCCATTTCCCTGATCTCCATTCGTAACTACATAGTTGACAAATATCTTTGCTCCATCCTGAAGCTTTCTTCCAAAGTAACCATCTCCAAAGGTAAGTTGATGGAATCCATCGTCAACTTCTTCAACCCAGTAAACTCTACTCTCGTCAGTGAGTTCTACAAGGTTATTTGCTTGCTTATAAAAGGCGTTTACGTCTGTTGCTGGGTTCTCCTGCACTTCTACTCTAATAGTAGTGGTATCAATATTATCATTCATCAGAATAAACTTCTGATTGAAGTCTGTATTATCAACTACAAAGTTTGCGGGTAGATAAGTGCCTTCATAAACAGCTAGATTAACAAACTGACACACTCCAAGAGAAGTAACAGGTGCTATTTGAGTATCAATAACATTAAACACCATATTACCAGCTCCACCCTGAGTGGTAAACATCATACCTGGTGGAAGTTCCAAAGATTGTGGATATCCCTGAGGAAAGTCTGTACCATTCAACTGGAATTCAAAGTCAATCTTAGAATATGCACATCTTGCAGACGACGGAAGATAACCAATCATCCTAGCGTTGGAAACTACGTTGTCTCTCAACGATGCCGATGATAAGAAACTTTCATTAGCCACCATGTTGGCAGTATAAGCATTTAACTGCGCTTGGTAGGAAAGCAGGTTTAATATTACTTGCAGGTTGGATCCACTGAAGTCATAGTCAGTGAATTGTTTAGTTGATTTAAGATAATTAATAAGATTCTGCTTTATCTGCTCAAAATCAACTTCAGTTAGATTGATTGCGCCAGCCAAGTCCCTGTCCTGCTATTTGAAGTTATTTATCGTCTATCGTGTAGGGGTTAGGATTTGATCTACAAAGAAAACTTTATCGGTCCCGACAATTTGATAGGTAATTCTTACAAAGAACTGGTTTTCATGTGGCTGGGCTTCTACATATACAGCTTCATTCTCATTTCTTACAACTCCTGCATAATTTAACCCAGTAGTTAATTTATTAGGTGCCACCAATTGGACTCTAGGCTCACAGAAGTCAATTGCTCTCTCGATTTCGTTCTTTAGAACGCCTGCTGTTGCCTCATCTACGAAATCAAAGAGGTAATTTATAACCTGAGAACCAAAGTCTCTGTTAAATACCGTCTCTAGAGGGTATGTTTGAATAATGTTTCGGATTGCATTGTTAATTGCAACCTCATCCCTGATTGAAATTATGTCATTTGTCAATGGATTGAGATCATCCTTGCCCCAATTCAAAGAAATGTCTTTATAAACCTTGTTTTTACGAGAAAGCTTGATACCAGCTGGGCCGCTGGTACCAATAAATGAACTTGTCATGATAGAGACTGGGATTCTTCTCTATTTAGGCTCACTCATCCCGATTCTCAGGCGGAATAAGGTGCCTATTTCTATCATAAGCGGCAGCCATGCGCCACCTCATCTCGTTTTCACTGTTATTGATCTCCTTTGCAGCCTGATCTAGGTACCTATCGGCGGCTCTATCAGTAATAAGAACCTTTGTGCCATGTTCTGCAAACATAGTTTCCTCAAGAAACTCTGGATACTGCTCTTTGTAAGTCATCCTTGACCTCTTGGTGCTTTACGGCGGGGACGACGACCCCTCTGAGAATATTTAGTGTTCTTTGAGGCGCCCTGATAGGTCCTTTTGTTGGTGGGGACGACACTCATCTCCCCTGATTTGCTGTAAATAACTGCCATAATTAAGAATTGTGTGTTTTAGCTTGTTCCTCTTCAAGCTTTGCGAGCCTGATTAGGATATCATCGAGCACTTTTGCTACATGTTCGTGCTTTTCTCCGTCTGGACGACGGTACATTAACTCATAGTTCGAGGGGGACATTGAAATATTCAGATGGTCGTGGGCATGCTCCCTCCCAAATGGTAGGAATCATGATATCGCGAGCAGCTTGAGGGCCAAGCCTCTGCCACATGGCGTAAAAATCATACATTTTCCCTTCTTTAATAGGGAACCTCTTGATGTTATCAAGAGTTAGCAGCTGAACCTCAGCCTTTACTTCTTCAACTGTCATAACACATTGCGGGGTGTCCCGTAAGTCTAGCAAAACACCCCAACAATTTCAATCAGTCCTTACGAAACACAACCTCACGGACGATTTCGTTGAACCAAGTGTCGCTCATATGCTCAATAAGAACAGCAGCAGAAACTGGGTTATTAGCGTAACCTTCGTCGATGAGAAAGTCACGGACAACTTCCTCTGCTTTCATGTTCGGATTGGTTTCCTTGTAGTTCTTAGCTACGCCCTTCACCATCTTAGCGGGGCTTCCGGCACCTGAACCTTCAGTAATACCACTAGCAGTATCTTTAACTGCGGAAGTTACACCTTTGCCGACACCACCCACTGCTTTACCGGCGCCCTTTGCTGCGCCGCCAACCGCATTACCAACGCCCTTGAGGGCATCACCAACAACAGCGCCTGCGCTGGCAAGAGCGCCCTCAGGGACATAAACGTTGCCCATTTTACTAAGGGCTCTCACGTAGGCATTCATATTTGCCTCCTTCACATCCTTTTTCTTCTTATCCTTCTTATCCTCATCTTCGTCCTTCTCCTCGTCACCAGAGAACTTGCCTTTTCCTTTTGACTCCTCTTCGCCTTCAGACTCGTCGCGACGATCCTTTTCAGACTGTTTCTTGTCGGACTCTTTACCGTCCTTTTCACCTAGAGCATCATCCAGCTCGTCATTAAAGCCTTGCTTCTTCTTCTCTTGAAGAGTCTCATAATCATCAAAACGGTTATAGCGGTACGAACCGCCAGACAGTGAAAGTGTCATCTTATCAAACGTGATTTAAGTTATTTATAAAACTATGCTTCAGTAATGTATGTGATCTGGCCCGCACACCTTCCTGGTGTTAACCCATCAGGATTTACGTTCATTTGTCTCCAAGTATCAGCATCATCAAGAGGCGACATCATCACAACAAAAGCTTCCTTAATAGCATTTCCTTTAAGTACAGGTCCAAAATAACCCGGAGCTGGATTAAATCCCTGTATAAGAACAGCACCAGTAGAAACCGTTCCGTTTTTGATAGGAAAAGGTATGTTACCAATCATAAACTTTCCTGTGGCTCCAACCTGACTATTCCAAGAAACTTCAAACTCAACTGTCACCATATTACCAATTCTCACATAACTTCCCATCTGTTCCGTCACATCCCAAACACCAAAAGTATCATCTCCAGAAGGTTGCGCAAGCCACGTACCATACTGATACTGATCTTGTTGAGCAGAAACTAAGTTTCCGTTTGGATTAGTTGAAGCAGTAAATTGAACATAACTGGTGTCAATGCCACCTGTGAATACAGCATTATCATTGAACTGCTTAACGCCAAGAATATCTTGATTGCCACTCAGAAGTACAGCGTCAGAATTAACTGAATCTTTCAGTTGCAACCAATTGGCATTGAGTTTAAATTCATTCCTGTTCCCCTCATCATCCGTTTCACTTCTTTGGACAAGAAATAGATCGCTATTAGTAAATGCCATTAGATCCTTTTATTGTATTTATCCACCTTGCAATGCCGCAATGGCTGCTTCATTCTGAGATACTCTAGTTGTAAGACCCGCCAGTGCTACTTCTAAAGCAGTAATATCATTTTCATTAGTAGTAACCCGAGTACTAACGTCCCCAACTGAGTTTGCACTTGCAACTGTCCCACTAGTGTTTGGGAATTGCCACACTACATTCTGTGTAAGGCTTCCTGCAGGAACAGCGATTTCAACATAGTAAGACGTGGTTAAAGGATCAGTAGGAGTATAAATCCTTACGCTCTTGTCCGTCTCAGAATAGATGTTAACTGACCCCGTCTGAAGGTTGATATCTAAATCGTTTAAAGAAACAACACCCCCAATATCAGTGTCACTAATAGTAACATCAAGATTACCCAGTGCTACATTATTAGTAATCTCTCTAATAACCACGGGGGTAGTGGAAAGATTATCAATGATATCAATAGTTAAGTTAGATCCTGTAATTTTATATGATGTCTCACCCCTTTGGACAAGCATCAAATCGGTTGCGGTTAATCCCATTGGTTACTCTGCCTCTAGTGTAGTTAGTCTGCTCTCATGAGAAGCGAGGGTGATGTCCACTGAATCGTCCTTCTGCTGCAAGAGTTGAACATTAGCATTAGTTGCTACTATCTCATTTGCATTAAGAGTAGCCTTAGAATCTACATTTGATAATGCTACCATCTCTGCTTGTAGTGTATCAATCTCACTCTCTAGAGTAAGAATCCTTGCTTCATAATTAGAAATATTATTTACTTGTCCCTGCAGCGCTTCTAGAATTTGTAAGAAGTGTTGCAACTGCGAATCAACTGTAGCAGCGCTAGCAAATACGTCTAAACCCTTAACATGATCCACTAATCCACCAAGTGAATAATGGGTTAGTTTCTCTTCCACCGTCATCGTACTGAATTCAGGCAACGGGGTAGAGATAGAAGGTGTTGCCGGAATATCTTCTAATGACCACGTCTCATTGCCTTCAGCAAACACCGCCTGTTGTCCCTCAGGGATGGTAGGCGGCGCAATAAAGGTAGCGTTTGCCGGTAAGAAATGTTCTGATGTGTCTAGTGGATTTATATCAGCAGCTGCTGAACCCAGATACACAAATGTCTCGTCGTCGTAGTGGTATACTAACATGATTAATAAGCTCTAATAATGGGCATAATGTTAATGTTCTTGGGAACCCCAGCTGTCGCACCCTGTGAATCAGTATTTGCAGTGAACTCATGCTTGTGATTAGAAGAATTAGATCCGGTATTAGCACTATATGTATGATTATGAGATCCCCCCCGTGAATTGGTAGCACCACCTGTACTAAAGTTATGTTTGTGCTTTATCTCGTGGGTATGGTTATTAGCATGAGTATGAGGGTAAGTATGCTTATGCTCTGCTTCATGCCAGTGGTTCATTTCATGCTTGTGTCCATTATCCTGGTCACCTACTGTAACCGTGTGTGAGTGAACACCTTTCTGGTTGGTATCTCTAAGTGTTATACCCTTCCATACAGTACCATACCTCTCTGTCTTTTTCTCGGTTCCGTTCCTAGATAGAACAGTAAACGAACCTCCACCTGTTCCTGAGTCTGACAGACTGTTTGGCGGGAAAGCAAAGAATTCTATCATATCATTTACATAACGATAATTATGATCATGAGCACCATTATTTTGAATGGTTACTTTATGTGAGTGGTTATTATCAATTGGATTTCCTTCTTCATCAAAGACGCCGTTCAGTCCAGATGTATTATACTTTCTCCTTTGATCACCCACACCCTGCATTGGTTGTCCAGATCGTCCACTCCACACACTTGTATAAGTGGCGTTAGGACCTTCTGTGGGATCAGTATTGGTTGTGGCGTTCCCATCAAAGACATCAGTTGTTCCCGTATGGGTATGTGTCTGTGTATTGGAGTTAACAACACCACTTGCTACGTGCGTATGACTGGCACTTTGGTTTCCGGTATTGGCATCAATACTATGGGTATGAGCTGTGTTTCTCGCTCCTTGTTTACTTCCATAGTGTCTGGTATCTCTATTATCATATCCCATGATAAACCGGTCCCTCAAGTCCGGCACCCTGAACCGATCTCCAGACTCTCCATACACGTTTCCAATTGCATCAGACAGCGCAGCATATTGGTTCTTGTTAATAAGTTTACCATCACAGTAAAGATATCCTACAGGAACACTTACTCCAGCATACCAAAGGATAGTCCCAACAGGAACTGTCTTAATCTCTGCTAATGAATCCTCAAGTTGTCCAATATCACCCGCATTAGAGTTAGCTTTATCTAAAGCATTGTTGGCGGTATCCTGAGCTTCGTTGATAGGATCACGAATCTCTTTACCTTTCATCTTATAGGTAACACCATCTCTATCAACAATAAAGAGATCGTTTTGTTTTAGATTGGTATCTAGAGTCGCCATGAAATGTCAAACTATTCCTTCTAGTTATTTAGGAAGTGACTCAGCCTCTACAATACCATCACACCTCCCTAGGATACTATCATATTGCTCCCAGGTAATCATGTTCTCGTGAACAGCGTATTGTAACTCACTAGCAACCTCTGTACACATCTCAGCGTTAATTGGTGTTGTCATAGCTAATACTAATAATGCACTAATCATACTCAACCTCGTTAAAAGACACTTTTTCATTTTCAAGTTCAACCTCTTCATTTAGTAAGTTTTGGACATGCCACATCAAATCATGAAGTCTATCATCATAACCAATCACGCTTCTGACATTTTTAAGTTGTTCATAAGCTAGCAGAAGACTCAAGCTCTTTGGCACAGGGCCGGATTTTTGCTCAAACGTCATTTTGAAAATCCCTCAGCCTCTGGCCAATCAACTCCAGTGTAATCAATAATAGCCCTGTTCTTCTTACCTCCCTCCCGGTCTAACAGCTGTTGGTAAATAACAACCCCGTTTTCTAAGGAGCCTGCAATTTCCTCTAAGGTTCTTACTTGCTCCTCTGTAAGTCCTGTTGTAAGATTTGGCTTTCCATCAATCATAGTAATACTCCTGTGTGTAGTCATCCAAGGCTTCGTCCAAAGTTCTTCTCCCATAAGGCTCCTCATGGGGTTCAGAGTAATAAGGAAGTGTCTCAGGATAATACTGAGGGGCTTCCACTTGCTTCTGAGGTTCATCATATGTATGTACTGGTTGTGCACTAGCTTTGCCAATTTCAATTGTGTTCTCCATAGGAGGGGTACTTTGATTCCTCTCATGGATTTGCTCCACCTGCTCAGGGGTGGGAGTGGTGATACTTGGAATTCCTTGGAATATCATATGTTTCATCATGATAAGTCCTACGTACCCTGCAAGTAAAAAGATAGGAAAAAGAAGGATTGCTTTGAAGAATAAGTTAACTGCCGTTACAACATCTAACCCACCCCTCGTATAACCTTCATCCCTGTTCCAATAAGCCATAAGCCCGTCTGTGTGTGACATCATTCTATCACACCCCGTCCTAAAGTTCAATACCCCTTTACCACTTCATACTCAGGAAATAGCTTTTTTAATAACCTCACAAGCCTCCCGTTGATACTCTTAGGACTTAACACCCTTGTGATGGTGACAGTCTTTTTCTTCTCACTCCACTTCAATAACCCCCCATAAGTCTTCTTACGCTTCATCGTCATCCCTCCATGGTGCAAAGAACAAGTAAAGCCATAAGAACCCAGCCCCAAAACCAACCACCTCAATTATTGGCATAGGCACATCAAAACCTACCCCATGTCCGACAATAAACATTCATACTCCTCCAATCGCTTAGTTAATTTATTAATATAACCCCTCGTCTTCTCTATGCGAGCCTGTGAGGATTCATCGCCAGGATTTATAACCCACCTCTCCTTTGATTTGAGAATGTCTATACACTCTGCGAGGTTCTCACAGATTGTCGCCATCTCACATAACTCCACCTCATTTATTAACTCAGGTGTCATCGGCCCTCGCTCAACCTTCCTCATCCTCCAGTTCCTTCGCTCCCTCCACTCTTGTGTTGGAGACAAGAAGAGGTCTTCGTGGATCGGGGACACCGACTCGGTGCCTCCAGTCGACTCGGCGTCGATTCTCTCGTTGTACTCGTCGAGTTCTTGTTGGTTCGCGGGAACCTCGGCTCCGGCATAGTGCCAATGGTCAAACATATCAGTTTACCTCGCTAAACAGATTACACATAAGA